CAACCACCTAGATATGAAGAAGTAAAACTATTAGATTCAATGCAAGCTCATAAAGGTAAATGGTATTTACTGAGAACAAACGTATTACATGATGTTGATCATATAGATTCTATTAGATCAGCTATTACTATACCATATTTTGACGAAAATATCATAACAGAATTTAAACAAAAAAATTTGTTTAAAAACATAAAAGAAATAGATTATAAAGAATAAAATCTATTGACAAAAAGTAAATAATAGTATATAATGATTGTATTATGGCAGAAGTAAAAATCTTTAGATTAAGTACAGGCGAAGATGTTATCGGCCAAAAAGCAGAAGATAGCGATTCAAATTTAACTCATATTAAACAACCATTTGTGATTGTACCAATGCAATCAAAGCCAGGTGGGCCAGTATCTTTGGCGCTAACTCCATATATGCCTTATTCTGAATCTGAAACAATAGTATTAAAAACAACAAACATTATAACAGAAGTCGATCCAAAATTAGAAATCAAAAATTCATATAATCAGCATTTAGGAACAGGAATAATTCAAGCAAAAAAACCTAAACTTATTATAGATTGATGATTACAGTATATTTTGTTAGAAACGGAATGAAAATTAGAGTTGATGTGCCTATTGGCATGACTTTAATGGAGGCCGCTAAAAAATATAGTGTAATAGAGATAAGAGAAATAACTGCTGATTGTGGTGGAGCTTGTGCTTGTGGTACTTGTCATGTTATAATAGATGAACGTTGGATTGATAAACTTTTACCAATGAATGAAAATTACGCCGAATTAGATATACTAGAATTTGATAAACAATATAAAAAAGGATTGAGTAGATTAGCCTGCCAAATACAATTAACAAAAGAACATGATGGCTTAATTGCTCACTTATTGGATGAAGATATTAGATAATGAACTTTTACAAATCAGTTATAGAACACAGAGGTAAACTTCTAGTTAGAGGTATACATGAAGAAAAAGAATATAAAGAACGAATAGACTTTGGCCCGACTCTTTATTCATTAACACAACAACAAACCGAATTTAAAACCCTACAAGGCCAGTATTTAAAACCTATTACATTTAAAACTATTGATGACGCTAGAAAATTTAGACGTGAAGTAGTTACAGACAATTCACCTATCTATGGCCTAGAGAGATACCATTATCAATACATTAATAAATTTCATCCTAATAATATAGATTGGGACAAGAAGTTTATTAAAATTTTTACATTAGATATAGAGACTAGTTGCGAAAGTGGTTTCCCAGATGTACAAAATCCTATAGAAGAAATACTTTGTATTACAGTTAAGAATCAATCTAATAAACAAATACTAACTTGGGGAACTGGTGACTATAAAACAAATAGAACAGATATAACTTATGTAAAATGTAAATCAGAAAAAGAATTAATGTTTGAATTTATGAAGTTTTGGATTAAAAACTATCCAGATGTTACAACAGGTTGGAATACTAAATTTTTTGATATACCATATTTACTTAGTAGAATTACTTTGATTGCTGGTGAAAAGGTAGCTCAAAAGATATCGCCTTGGAATTTAATTCAAAAAGAAGAAATACTAGTAAGAGGAAGACCACAAACAGTTTATGAAATAAAAGGTATAACTAATTTAGATTACTTAGATTTATATCAATGGTTTATTCCCACAAGACAAGAAAGTTACAAGTTAGATTTTATAGGTGAATTAGAACTTGGTCGTGGTAAAGATGAAATGAAACACGATACATTTAAAGATTGGTATACAAAAGACTTTCAATCATTTATTGATTACAATATTCAAGACGTTGAAATCGTTGACGCATTAGAAGATAAACTAGGACTAATTGATTTATCATTAACTGTTGCTTATGAATCTAAAGTAAATTATGGTGATATCTTTTCACAAGTAAGAGTGTGGGACACTTTAATAGCCAATCATTTATTAAAAAAAAATATTTGTATTCCTCCACGTGAAGATAATACTAAAAATGAAAAATATGAAGGCGCTTATGTAAAAGAACCACAACTTGGCATGCACAAATGGATTGTTTCATTTGATATTAACTCTCTATATCCACATATCATCATACAGTATAATATTTCACCAGAAAAGATTATTGGTTTAAATTCAGAAGGAATATCAGTTAATAAGATGTTAGATAAGTCAACATCATTAGATTATTTAAAAGATAAAAACTCTTGTATTACACCTAATGGCGCATTGTTTAAAAATGATAGTCAAGGGTTTCTACCAGAGATGATGGAAACAATGTACAATGAACGTGTTGTTTTTAAAGATAGAATGTTAAAAGCAAAAAAAGAATATGAGAAAACAAAAGATCCAAGTTTGATTAGAGAGATATCGCGTTGCCATAATATTCAATGGGCAAGAAAGATTGCCTTAAACTCCGCTTACGGCGCAGTAGGTAATGAATACTTTAGATATTATGACGTTAGACAGGCCAGTGCCATTACAACAGCAGGTCAGTTTATTATTAGATTTATAGAAGAAAAGGTTAATAGTTATTTAAATAAAGTTTTAAATACTGATGGTGTAGATTATATTGTGGCATCAGATACAGATTCTATCTATGTAACATTAGATAAACTTGTAGAACAAACTTGTAAAGACAAAACAGAAGATCAAGTGTGTAATTTTTTAAATAAGGTTGTTGATAGTAGAATTGAACCATTCTTAAATAAATGTTTTGAAGAACTTTCTGATTATACAAACGCATTTAAAAATTGTATGGTGATGAAACGAGAAGTAATTGCCAATAAAGGTATTTGGGTAGCAAAGAAAAGATATATGTTAAATGTATTAGATGAAGAAGGCGTTAGACTTTCTCAACCTAAATTAAAAATTATGGGTATTGAGGCAGTTAAATCTTCAACTCCACAAGTATGTAGAGGTAAGATTAAAGAAGCCATTAAAATTATAATGAGTAAAGACGAAGATACTTTACAAAAGTTTATTGCTGATTTTAAAAAAGAGTTCTTTACTATGTCGGCTGAACAGATATCTTTTCCAAGATCATGTAATAACATGAAAAAATATTACGATAGTAATAATATCTTTATTAAAGGAACACCAATACATGTTAAAGGTGCTTTAATTTATAATCATCAGATAAAAGAATTTAAACTTAAAAGTAAATATCCCTTAATACAAGAAGGAGATAAAATCAAGTTTCTTAAACTTGTAGAAGCAAATCCATTTAAGTTTGATGTGATAAGTTATATAACAACCTTACCTAAAGAATTTAATTTACAACAGTATATAGATTATGAAACTCAATTTGAAAAAACATTTTTAGATCCAATGAGATTTATATTACAATCTATTGGTTGGTCGCAAGAGAAGAAAGCAAACTTAGAGGCATTCTTCGCATGATACCTTTTCCTAATAAAAAATATAATATAATTTACGCAGATCCTCCTTGGCATTTTCAAAATTATAATAATGAAAAAACAAGAACCAATGCCGAACATCATTATAATACAATGTCATTAAAAGATATTATTAATTTACCAATAAAAAATATAACAGCTGATGATTGTATTTTGTTTATGTGGTGTACTGATCCTTTATTAGATAAACAAATACCGATAATAGAAAATTGGGGATTTACATATAAGACAGTTGGATTTGTTTGGGTAAAAACAAATAAAGATAGAATAAAAAATTATTATTTTAAGGGGCCAGGTTATTGGACTCGTGCTAATCCTGAAATTTGTATATTAGCAACAAAAGGAAAACCAAAACGTGTTAGCACAAATGTAGATAGATTAGTTGTAAGTGAACGTAGAGAACATAGTAGAAAGCCGGACGAAATTAGAAATATGATAGTTGAATTGTGTGGAGATATTCCTAGAATAGAATTATTTGCTAGACATAAATTTGATGGTTGGGATAGTTGGGGCAATCAAGTATGAAAACATTAACCAAAGAACAAGCATTACATTGTGCTAAAATATTTAAAGATTATTTTGGCAGTTTTAATCGTATAGATGATTATATGAGAGACCAAAAA